TCTTAAAGAGTATAAATACTATTTGACTGTTATTTTTATTAATAAATACTATGCCTGATATGAATGATGTGCAAGCTGAATTGATGGATATGATCACTAAGGATGAATCTCCTTCAAAGATTAGTGATAAGATCAAGGATATGCTTTTTGCTAAATCAGCAGAACGTATAGATGCATATAAACCTGATGTTGCCAATAGTTTATTTGGTGATCAGGAAGATGAAGTTGATGATGAAGTCGATTCTGAAACTGAAGTAGATGCAGAAGCAGATGAGGAGGAAACTCCAGTCGCAGCTGCTGATACAGGCGCAGAATAATTTTATAAATAACTAAAATGAATCTAGAGTTATACAGTAATGGCACATAGACCCGTCGGAGCAGGACAATCTTTTGCAACAGCAGCGGTGGCTTCGACCTCAACTGCTTTCAGAGTTCAGTCTAGTGTTCTACGATTAGTAGCAACAGATGCACCAGCATTCGTTGCAATTGGAACTGATCCACAAGCAACTTTCACTGATTACTACATTCCTGCGGGAGGTACGGCAACTCTTGGGTTGACCAAATCTTCTCAACGAGTTACTGCTATTAGTGTAGGAGCTAATGCTACTATTGATTGTCCAGAAGGAACTCAAATGCCATTTCAAACTGGCGATAGAGTTACTCTTGTAGATGCAAATGACTCTAACTATAATACTAAAATATCCAATGCACAAGTAACTGGCGTTTATGTTGGTACTGGTGTTAATGGACTCTTTAGAACTAGAATACAAACTGATGCAAATACTACTGGTATAGCAACAGCATTTGATCCAAAATCTGGTGCTGCACTCTATCAATCAGTTAGAGTATCTGGTATTTCAACTGGTGGTTCTAAAGGTGCCTTATTCGTTCAACAAGTTCAAACAAGCGGGGATGCATAATGAAACTGATTAGAGAAGAAATTGAATCAGTTGAGTTTCTAGTCGAAAACAAAAACGGCAAGAAATCAATGTATATTGAGGGAGTATTCCTTCAAGCAGATTTGAAGAACCGCAATGGACGTGTTTATCCTATGGAGACTCTCCGCAAGGAAGTTAGTAGGTATAATGAAAATCATATTCAGTCAGGTAGAGCACTTGGCGAACTAGGACATCCAGATGGTCCAACAGTAAACTTGGATCGTGTATCTCATAAGATTGTTTCTTTGAGAGAGAATGGATCTAATTTTATTGGTAAAGCAAAAATCCTTGGTACTCCAATGGGTAAGATTGCTTCATCTCTCGTAGAAGAGGGAGTAAAACTTGGCGTATCTTCTCGCGGTGTTGGTTCACTCCAGCAAACAAAAGAAGGTTATAGCGTCGTTGGTGAAGATTTCATGTTAGCAACTGCTGCTGATATCGTTGCCGATCCTTCAGCTCCTGATGCATTTGTATCTGGAATTATGGAAGGAAAAGATTGGGTATGGGATGGAGGTATTTTGCGTGAGAAGTTCGCAACTAAGACCTATAAGACCATCAATACACTTGTTGATCAGAAAAAATTAGATGAACAGAAACTTAATCTGTTTAATGATTTCTTATCAAATTTGTAAAACTTCTAAATAAATATAGATTTTAACTACAGGAATCGGAGAACAAGCAAATGTCTCGTGGTAAAAAACAAGAAATGGAAGAAGGTCTTATCGATACAGCTTCATCTACGAAGCAATCTAAGACTGCTGTGAACGCCAACGCTGCTAAAGGAATGCCAATCGATACATCGAAAGGTGGAACTTGGGAAGACCTTGGTGGTCCAACACCTGAAAACTATAAGGTGGACGACGACTCAGCAAAACTTAAGACCCCAGGTGGTACACTTAAGCAGGTAAGTGACGTTGTTACTAACCGCAAAGGTAAAACTGCCAAGGAAGAGGCTGAAGTTTCTGACGAGAATGTAGTTGAAGAAGAAAATACTACTGAAGAAGTAGTAGCAGAAAAAGAGGAAACTACTGTGGAAGAGAACACTGAAACACCTGAAGTTAACATCGAAGATGATGTTAATGCATTATTAGGTGGAGAAGAACTTTCCGAAGATTTCCGCGAAAAAGCAAAGCTTGTTTTCGAGACCGCACTTAATTCTAAAGTCGCCGAAGTTAAAGAGGCATTAGAAGCACAGTACCAAGAGACCCTTGAAGAAAAAGTAGCAGAAGAAAAAACTGCACTTTCCGAAAGAGTTGATTCATACCTTGAGTACGTTGCCGATGAGTGGTTTACGGAAAATGCCCTTGCAGTTGAGCAAGGACTTAAAACAGATATGACCGAATCATTCCTTAGTGGAATGCGAGGTCTTTTTGAAGAACATTATGTATCAATCCCTGAAGAAAAATATGATGTGCTAGAGAGCATGGTAGAAAAACTAGATGATATGGAGACCAAACTCAATGAGCAGATTGAGAAGAATATCGGTCTTAACAGCAGACTCGGAGAGTCAGTTGCTAATGGTATTCTTGAATCAGTTTCTGATGGATTAGCGTCCACTCAGAAAGAGAAGCTCGCCTCACTTTCCGAAAGTGTAGAGTTTGAAAGTGAAGAATCTTATCGTGAAAAATTGGAGACATTGAAGGAATCTTATTTCGCTTCAAAAGCAACTCCTAATTCTAAATCTGAAACTCTCTCAGAAGGTGTAGACAATTCCGAAGGTGCAGTGTCACATTCGAATTCAATGAATGCTTATCTGAAGTCACTTTCAGCATTTAAGAAATAACTGATCTTATTATTAGTTCAAACTATTAACACTTTATAGGTAAAAAAAGCAAATGTTCCAATCAGAACAATTGCAGGAAAAGTGGGCTCCACTTCTAAACTATGAAGGTCTTGATGAAATCAAAGATCCTCATCGTAAAGCGGTTACGGCCGTCCTGCTAGAAAACCAAGAAAAATTCCTCAGAGAGGAGCAAGCATTCGGATCAGGTATCAACCTGATGGAAGCCGTCCCAACTAACTCTGCAAACGCTGCAGGTGCTAGTGGTGGATTCGGTGGATCAGCAACAGCAACAGGTCCAGTTGCAGGTTTCGACCCTGTACTGATCAGCCTCATTCGTCGTTCTATGCCTAACCTAGTCGCTTATGACTTGGCTGGTGTTCAACCAATGAGTGGTCCTACTGGATTAATCTTCGCTATGCGTTCACGTTACACTTCACAGAGTGGAACTGAAGCATTCTATAACGAAGCAAATACAGCATTTGCCGGCCAGAACAAAGGCAATCTTGCTGTTAATGGATTCGAAGACGGCAACGCTGGTTTCGGTACAACTTCACAGTCTGGAGACAACCCATCGGTACTTAACCCCGTTTCTTCTGCGTCTACTCGCGGATATAACGTTGGTGAAGGTATGGTTACTGGAGACGCTGAGAACCTTAGTGGTACTGGTAATGTAGCGTTCAACCAGATGGCATTCTCTATCGAGAAAGTCACCGTTACTGCCAAGTCAAGAGCACTAAAGGCAGAGTACAGTTTAGAACTGGCTCAAGACCTTAAGGCGATTCACGGCTTGAATGCAGAAGCAGAACTTGCAAACATCCTTAGCACAGAGATCCTCGCTGAAATTAACCGCGAAGTTATCCGTACTATCTACAAGGTTGCAGAGCAAGGTGCTGTACAAAACACTGCCAACGCTGGTGTATTCGACCTCGACATCGACTCTAACGGAAGATGGTCTGTTGAGAAGTTCAAAGGACTTCTGTTCCAGATTGAAAGAGATGCCAACGCAATCGCACAAAGAACTCGTCGCGGAAAGGGCAACATCATCATGTGTTCTGCTGACGTAGCGTCTGCACTAACCATGGCTGGTGTACTGGATTATACTCCTGCACTTAACGCTAACCTACAGGTTGACGACACAGGTAACACCTTCGCTGGTGTACTACAAGGTAAGTATCGTGTATACATCGATCCTTATTCTGCTAACCTCACTGCTGCTAATGGAGCACCTACAGGTGGTAATCAGTATTATGTTGTTGGTTATAAGGGATCATCTCCTTATGACGCAGGAATATTCTACTGCCCATATGTACCTCTACAGATGGTACGCGCAGTCGGAGAGAACTCCTTCCAGCCAAAAATCGGATTTAAGACCCGTTATGGCTTAGTTGCTAACCCATTCGCCGAGGGAACAACCCAAGGTGTTGGTGGATTACTTGCTAACCAGAACAGGTACTACCGTCGTGTTGCTGTTAAGAACCTAATGTAAGCCAGAAGCTTATATTTCTTACAGAAAGACCTCCTCTTGCAGGGGGTCTTTTTTTATGCTATAATAATTTTGTCAAGGTCGCTACCTGGACTGCTCTGGAATAATCTTTTGAGGTTTCTATACCAGGGGCGAAGAAACCTCATCTGGGGTAGTAGTTCAGTTGGTTAGAACGCTTGCCTGTCACGCAAGAGGTCGTGGGTTCGAGTCCCATCTATCCCGTATTATGAAAAAAATTACAGTAGTTGGTGGTGGTAATGCAGGATGTTTTACAGCATTATATTGTGGTTGGTATGGAAGACAATCAGAATATGAAATAGAATTAATATACAATCCAGAGATACCACCTGAGAGAGTTGGTCAAGCAACAGTAATAGAACCACCTGGATTATTGTGGGCTGCTACTGGATTTAATTGGTATCATAATAAAATAAATGCAACTCCTAAAAGCGGAATATTATATGAGGGTTGGGGTAAGAAAAATAAAGAGGTGTTTCATCCATTTCCTGGGGATAGGATGGCTATGCATTTCTGTCCTTGGGAAATGCAACAAAGTATTTTACGATCAGGTCATTTCAAAGTAGTTGAAGGTGATATAGATCCTAAAGATGTAGATTCTGATTATGTATTTGATTGTAGAGGTAAACCAGATAATTATGATGATTATGAAGAATTGATCAATCCAACAAATGCTTGTATCTTAGGAAAACCAAAATGGGATACTACTGTAGCACATTGGAGTCGGCACGTTACAACACCTGATGGATGGACATTTATAATACCAACTCATTCCAAATCACCTTCACATGATTATTGTGTGGGGTATTGTTATAATAGTGATATTACTCCACCAGATGAAGCAGAAGAAAATTTTAAAAATCAATTTGATATTGAAGTAACAAAATCTATTAAATATAAAAACTATGTTATAAAAGAACCAATTATTGATGATAGAATAGTTGTTAATGGTAATAGATTATTTTTCTTAGAACCATTAGAATCATCATCAACACAAGCATATATTGAAATGGTTAGAGCAGTATTTGAATATCTTTTACCAGGAAGATGTGATAAAAATTATGTAACTATAGATATTAAAAAATATATTACACAACTTCAAAATTTTGTATTATGGCATTATCAATTTGGATCAAAATATGATACTACTTTTTGGAAGTATGCAAAAACTCTTCAATTTAAAGATGATAAATTTGACCAATATTTAAGTCATATCAAGAAGTATGATAATGATTTTATTTTACCTCAATCATATGGTGGTGGTACTAAAGATGAATTGTATGGTCAATGGCCTGCATATTCATTTAAAACTTGGTATGAAGGAATGACTACCAAACTAAATATATAAGGAGACCTGCACGAACTAATGGCTACGAGAACGTCACAACTTGAGAATAGGAATTTCCTAGCACCTGTAGGTTTTAAATTTAGTCTACAGAGAAGTCCTGGAGTTGCATTCTTTTGTAATCAAGCAAATATACCAGATTTAAATCTTGGTGTTGCAATACAACCAAACCCTTTAAGAG